ATAATACCGGCGGAAGTGCATACAACGGAGAAGCCTCAGGTGGTATAGGTATGCAAAGTGCAATCAACGGCACTAACTATTACTGGGCTGGCGGAGGCGGTGCAGGCGCCTATACAAGCAGAGTAGGCGGTTATGGTGGTTATGGCGGAGGCGGTGGCGGATCCTCTAACGGCAATGGTGGTGGATCTGGTGGACTTGGTGGAATAAATAATGGGGCAACTCCGGGTGATACTACTAACGGAGGTGCAGGTGGTACTAATACTGGAGGAGGTGGAGGCGGCGGCGCATGGTCTACTTATGCAGGCGGCGCCGGTGGCTCTGGCATCGTAATTATAAAATATAGATATCAATAATATTTGAGGTAAAAATGGCACATTTTGCACAATTAGATGAAAATAATATCGTTACGCAAGTTATCGTAATAAGTGATAGTGATACTTCTACTTATGATGGAGTAGAAAATGAAAATATAGGTATTGCATTTTGCAAAAACCTACTAGGTCAAGAAACAAATTGGAAACAGACCAGTTATAATCGTAATTTTCGCAAGAATTATGCAGGTATTGGATACAAATATGACGAAATCTTAGACGCTTTTGTTCCACCTAAGCCTTATCTCAGTTGGTTTTTAAATGAAGATACATGTCAATGGCAAGCGCCAATTCCTTACCCAGACAATACAAAAGTATATATTTGGAATGAAGATTCGTTCAGATGGGATGAACTAGTATAGTAAGATAAATACTATACTATGGCACTAACCGAACTTCAACCGTTTAACCTTAACGACACAGCCAACTATACGTTTGGTAACGCAACAGTTACCGGCAACATGAATGTTGGCAATGCTGTCATTTACACATCTGCAAATACATTAATTATACAAAACCCAGAGGGTGGATCATTCACCGTTTCTGGAACCGGTAGTGCTGGCACAAGTCAAATTGCAAACGGTGATAGTAATATATCAATTCTTAATAACGCTAACATTAATTTTAGTGTTGCAGGATATAGTAATCGTGTAGTATTTTCAGAAAATCTTGCAAATTTTGCGGCTAATTTAACAGTCAATGGATTAATCACAGGTGGAAATGCTAATTTAGGAAATAGCGTTACTGCTAATTTCTTTGTTGGAAATCTAAATGGTAATGCTAGTTTTGCTAACGTAGCAAATACTGCCAACTTTATATTTGGTAATGCTGTTAATGGAGAAGTCGCATTATCAAATGTAGTATCAAGTAGTTCACAGCCAAATATCACAAGTGTAGGTACACTTGTAGATTTAAGTGTTGCAGGCAATGTTACCGCAACAACATTAGGTGGTGCATTAACAAGTTCATCACATCCAAACGTAACTCAATTAGGTACACTAACATCATTAACAGTAACAGGAAATGTAGTTACTGCTAATCATTTTGTATCAAATAATGTTACTGGCAACGGCACAGCAATAACAATAGCAGCCGCTGGAACAAATCAAAATATAAATCTAGTTCCAACTGGTACTGGAACAGTAGATGTTGCAAATAGTAGAATTTCTAATATTGCGGCACCAGTAAATGCCAGTGATGCGGCAACCAAAGAATATGTTGATAGCACTGCTCAAGGATTAAACGTACATCCAAGTTGCTATGTAGCAACAACAAGTACATTAGCAGTAGCGTCTGGTGGTACAACAAGTTATAATAATGGAACTAGTGGTGTAGGAGCAACTATCACTACTACAGGTTCTTTTGTAACAATAGACGGACTAAACATTCAAACTGTTGGAACTAGAATCCTTGTTAAGAACGAATCAAATGGTGCTTGGAATGGTATCTACACATACACGAATTCAACAACGCTAACACGCTCAACAGATTTTGATACGTCATTAGAAATATCAGGTGGTGACTTTACATTCGTAACATCAGGAAGTACTTATGCAGATAGTGGTTGGGTACAAACAACAGATAGTCCAACTGTCGGTACAAGTAATATAGTTTGGAGTCAGTTTTCAGGAGCAGGAACATACACAGCGGGCGATGGATTAACATTAGTAGGAACACAGTTTAGTGTTAATACTGCATTGCCAAACGTAACAAGTGTAGGTACATTAACAAATCTATCAGTAACAGGTAATACAACGACCGGTAATGCTAATACTGCAACCTTAACTGTTACAGGTACAAGTAATCTTAATGCTATTAGTAATGTAATAGTTACTGGTGGTAGTAATGGGCAAGTTATACAAACAGATGGTAATGGTAATCTTAGTTTCGTTACAATTGACACATGGAAGATACAAAACGGCGTAAGCAATGTTAGTGTCCCATCAGTTAATGGTAACGTAATTGTTGGTGTAGGCAGTAATACTATTGCGACATTCTCTACAAGCGGACTAACAGTTAATGGTAATGTAACAAGTAACGGCGGAGTCTTTACAGGAGACGGCAGCAAACTAAGTAACATTGTTGGCGGTAATATTACGGGTTCAGTTGCTAATGCATCTTATGCCGCAACATCAGGCGGAGCCGATACTGCAAACACAGTATCAGTTAATGCTCAACCCAATATTACCAGTGTTGGTACACTAACAAGTGTGGCAGTAAGTGGCAACGCTAACGTTGGCGCATTACTAACCAATTCTATATTATATGCCAATGGTAGTCCATATGAGTTTACTACAAACGCAGGTGGACAAAATACATACGTACAGTTTAATGATGGAAATATATTTGGTGGTAGTGCCAACTTTACTTTTGATAAAACAACAAACACATTAAGTGTAACAAGAATTGCAGGTAACGGCGCCGCACTGACAAGTTTAACAGGTCCTAATGTAACAGGTATTGTTCCAACTGCGGCTTATTCTGCTAATGCAGGTAACGCAATAAACGTTACTGGAAGTTCACAACCTAATATAACAACTTTAGGTATATTATCTAATTTAACTATAACAGGAAATACAACTTCAGGTAACTTTGTAACTAACGGTACAATGAGTACTAGTACTCTTGCAGTAAGTGGTAATGGTACTATTACAGGTAATTTAACAGTATCAGGTACAACAACATTTGTTAATACAGCAACATTAGATGTTGAATATCCAATCATTGGAGTTGGTAGGGGTGTTAATAATGCGCCACTAACAACAAATGACGGTAAAGATCGTGGTGAACAACTTTGGTATTACACAACATCAGAGAAACAAGCGTTTATAGGCTATGATAATAGCACTGCAAATCTAATTGCAGCCACAGACGTATCAATCTTTAACGAAGTTGTATCTGTTAACAATTGGGGCAACTTTGTTGCAGGTGGAATAACAGCACAAGGCAATTTACAAGTTGCCGGTGACACAACAATTAATGGAAACTTTACTGTTTTAGGTAACACAACATTTACAAACTCTAATAGTTTGAATGTTGTAAATCCAATAATTAGTATGGGTCGTGGACCAAATGATGCACCTTTAGTTAACAATGATGGATTAGATCGTGGTTCTCAAATGTGGTATTACACCACAAGTGAGAAATCTAGTTTTATGGGCTATGATAATAGTTCAGGAAAACTTATTGCGGCAACTGATGCAAGTGTAGCAAACTATATTGTTACTGTTAACAGTTATGGTACACTTGTAGCAGGTAATTTAGAAGTAGGTGGCATAACCGCATCAGGTGATATTAGTGGTGCAAACATTGCAGGTGGAAACTTACTATCGGCTAATTATGTATTAGGTACATTAACAACAGCCGCTCAACCAAATATAACAAGTTTAGGCACACTAACAGGTGCTAATGTTAATGGCAATATCACAGCCGCAAATATTACAGCAAACACTGGTGTCTTTACAGGTAATGGTGCAGGACTTACAAGTTTAGCAGGTGCCAACGTAACTGGTCAAGTTAGTTATGCGGCTACAGCAAACAGCGTAGCAGTAGGAAACGTAAGTGGCATAGGTAATATCGCTACAATTAACAAAGATGGTAATAGTAGCAATATTCTTTATGGTAATGGTGTCTTTGCAAGCGCACCTGTCACATATGGAAACAGTAACGTTGCAACATTCCTAGCAAATTACGGTAGCAATACTATATCTACAACAGGTAATATAACTGCCGGCAATGCTAACTTAGGCAATAGCGCAACAGCCAATTACTTTACTGGTAATTTCTATGGCGCTGCCAATACAGCGGGTACAGTAACAACTGCCGCACAACCAAATATTACTAGTGTTGGCACACTAACATCAGTTAGTGTTACGGGCAATGTAAGTGCAGGTAACCTTACTACAACAGGCATATTAAGTGTGACCGGTACTGGTACAACTAGTATCGCTGGCAACGTTAATATGAATAGCAAAAATATTACAAACGTTGCTGATCCTGTTAACGCACAAGATGTTGCTACAAAGAATTATGTTGATACAACTGCACAAGGCTTACACGTACACGATAGTTGTAATGCAGCCACAACAACTACACTTGCTGTAGCATCTGGTGGTACAGTAACTTATAACAATGGAAGCAGTGGAGTTGGTGCAACACTTACAACTACTGGTTCATATACTACAATTGATGGTGTTACCATATCAACTGTTGGCGCAAGAATATTAGTTAAGAACGAAGCCAATGCAGTATGGAACGGTGTATATGTTTATTCTAGTTCAACCGTATTAACACGTGCTACAGACTTTGATACTTCCGCAGAAATGTTAGGTGGCGACTTCTTATTCGTTACTACAGGTAGCACATTGGCAGATACGGGTTGGGTACAAACTACTGATAATCCAATACCAGGTGTAAGCAATATTGTATTCAATCAGTTCTCAGGTGCAGGAACATATCAAGCCGGTACTGGTTTAACATTAACAGGACAAACATTTAGTGTTAATGCAAGCCAAACACAAATTACTACTGTAGGTACATTAGGATCATTAGGCGTAAGTGGTAACATAACTGCGGCAAACATCACAGCAAATACAGGTATATTCAGTGGAAATGGTGCCGGACTCACAAATTTAGCAGGCGGTAATGTTACAGGTACTGTAGCAAACGCAACATATGCAACAAGTGCAGGCAGTGCAACAACAGCAACAAGTGCTACATCGGCAACAAGTGCAACGTCAGCAACAACAGCCGGTACTGTAACAACGGCAGCACAGCCAAACATTACATCAGTTGGTACATTAACTTCACTTGCAGTTACAGGTAATATATCTGGTGCTAACTTAACCGGTACACATTATGGTGCAGCCACAGGATTAACAAGTATTCCAGGTGGTAACGTAAGTGGTACTGTAGCAAATGCGACATATGCAACTAGCGCAGGTACAGCGACAAGTGCAACAACAGCCGGTACTGTAACAACGGCTGCACAGCCAAATATTACAAGTGTTGGTACATTGACAGGCCTTACAGTAAGTGCAACAATAACAGGCTCAGTAAGTGGAAGCGCAGGAACTGCGGGCACTGTAACAACAGCGGCTCAGCCAAACATTACAAGTACTGGTACATTAACAAGTTTATCTGTATCAGGTGTTGCTACATTACCAAAGATTAATGTAAATAGATCGTCCGGCAATAGTACAGGTATTACTTGGTATTCAAGTACATATTCATCATGGACTGATTATATGGCATCAGCCGGCAACACAAGTTGCGGTCCATATGCAAATATTACTGCACCTACTGGTAACTTAGTTACAAGTTGGGGTCTACGCAGTTTTATTGAAAACTCATCGGGATACGGTTGGACATGGGAAGCAGGTACCGCACAACAGACTACCCCTAGTATTGTAGCAGAATTGCGTAGTAGTGATGGATCATTTAGAAACACCGGTAATATCTATTGTGTGGGTGACGTTATCACAAACTACTCTGATGAGAAACTAAAAGACGTAGTTGGCAGAATTGAAAACGCAGTTGAAAAAGTTTGCGCAATAGATACATTCTATTATCGTCCAAACGATATTGCTAAATCATTGGGTGTTGCAGACGAATTGCAAGTTGGTGTAGGCGCAGGGTCAGTAGAAAAAGTCGCAAGCGAAGTTGTTAAACCTAGCCCATTAAGTGCTGACTATAAGACTGTTATGTATGAACGTTTGGTTCCATATTTGATTGAGTCAATTAAAGAACACGAAAAAACAATACAAGAATTGAAACAAGAAGTTAAGAAATTAAAAGGTGAATAATGGGATTCTACGTAGGTAACAATGCAAATGCAAACGTTAACGCAACTAGTAATGGATTTAACGTTTCTACATTCACCACAGCAACAAGACCAGCAAGCCCTGTACAAGGTCAAGTAATATACAATTCAACAACACAGACAATGCAGGTTTATGCTAATGGTGCATGGAACAACGTCGGTGTATTTCCCGGCACTGCTGGGTATCTATACAGACAAATTATTACAAAGAGTTTCGTTTGCGGCGGATATCAAAATAGTAGTCCATGGCGCAACGTTAACCGCATGACACATAGTACTGATGTATGTACTAACTTGGGTGATTTATTAGCACAAGCCGGCGCATATGTTAGTGGTGTTAATGGCACAACAAGAGGATTTATTTGGTCATGTGATGGTATGGGCGCCGGCACTACAACATGCGCCATTAATATGAATACTGAAACAACCGCCGGCACAAACAGTGCTTGGAATATTAGAATTAGTAGAGATGACAGTGCTACAGGATTTAAAGAAACTGAATTTGCATTTATTATGGGCGGTGGTTCAGCGCAAATGGATATCTTTAACTTAACTACTGAAGCAATGTATATTAGTGTGCCATGGCAACAACCACGTAATACTTCACTATCGTATGATGCTCAAGGTGGCGCAGACAGTGGTTCAGTAAGTGATGAGAATGCATGTTACTTTTGGAGTACAAGTCAAACTAGTACAAAATTAACTTTTAATACGCACACATTCACAAATAACAATCTTGATAAACCTGCATATGAGATACGTGGTACACCTATAGGCGGCGCACATGGACAGCAAAAAGGTATCAATAGCAAATTAGGTCGCGGTTATGCAGGCGCCAATGGAAGTTATAATGGTGGTTATATTATGTATCGCATGGTATTCAATACTGAAACTGCAACTACTATCAATAAACCAATTGGTAACAGCGGGGAAGAAAATCTAGACATGGGTCAAAGTTGGCAATATATGATGGGCATGTATGACGGGGCACAAAACAATCGTGGTTGGAAATTTACATATGCTACTGACACTGGCGTTGAACTTGGTTCAGGTAGTGTAAGAACCGGAGTGCCTGGCGGCAGTTCGGGACATTGTGTTTGGAGCGCATAAATGACATTTAAAGTTGGTTCTACAGATATAATGTCAACGTTGGGTATATCAGTACCCAGTTTTACTACTGCTACAAGACCTAGCAATCCAGTTACTGGTCAAACAATTTATAATACAACAACTGGATACCTTGAGATGTATGATCAAGGTATATGGAAACCTGTCATTTATAATACAAGCGGCGGACCTTTCTTATACAGACAAATTATTACAACAAGTTATGTTGCCGGTGGGTACAAAGATGGTACACCTTGGCAAAACGTTAATAGAATGAATCATAGCACTGATATATGTACTAATTTAGGTAATTTATTATCTATGGCTGCAAACTATACATCAGGTGCAAATGATTTAACAATTGCATATACTTGGGGTGCTGAAGCAAACAACAATAATAGTAATGCAACATTAACAGTAGCATTTCAAATGTACACTGAAACTACTATGGGTACTAATAACAATTGGAATTTAATAAACGGTAAAAATGATAGTGCTACAGTATTTAAAGAAACACAGTATGCATATGTAACAGGGGGCGGTGGTACGCAAGTTAACGTTTTTACTTTTGCTACACAAACAATGAGTTCGGGAGCAGTTGCAGGGGTAACCGGTGACTCTGGATATAGTTACGGTACAAGTGCATTTAGCGATGAGAACGTTGGATATTGGTGGGGAGCCGGCGGACAAAAAGTCACCTTTGCATCAGGTACAACATATTCAGTTGCTACAGCATCGGGTGTTAATGTTAACGGCCAACAGAAAGGCATTAGTAGTAAATTGGGTCGTGGATACTTAGGCAATGAGGGAGGATATAATGGAGGTTATAACTTCCGAAGATATGTAGTATCAACAGATTCGTATACTCTTGTTGCTAGACCAATCGGTAATATAGGCGAAGAAAATTATGACATGGGACAGGCTTGGCAGTATATGATGGGTATGTACGATGGAGTTCAAAATAATCGTGGATGGAAATTTACATATTCAACCGACACTGGCTACGAATTAGGATCAGGTAGTGTAAGGACCGGAGTACCAGGCGGTAGTTCTGGTCATTGTTATTGGAGAGGTTAATTGGCTTTTAAATTAAACAATACTGATATACTAAGTGTAAATGGAGTTAGCGTTCCAGTATATACCTCATCCACTAGACCTGCAAATCCAGTAACTGGACAAGTAATTTATAATTCTAGTACAAACATCATGGAAATCTATGATGGTGGATTATGGAAAGATGTTACACAAACAGCAGGTGGGCTTCAGTTTCCTTATCGACAAATTATTACGGCAAGTTATGTAGCAGGTGGATACAAAGATAGTAGTCCATGGAAAAATGTTAATCGTATGCAACATGCGACTGACGTATGCACTAACTTAGGTGATTTATTATCACAAAATGCAAATTATACGTCCGGCGCCTGTAGTTTAACACGTGCATGGGTTTGGTGCGCAGCGGCAGCAGCCTTTGGGGAAACCACAAGGCAAACAGTTGCTTTCAATATGAATACTGAAACGACCGCCGGCAGTCAAGGTTCATGGGACATGCCTGTTGCTAGAAATGATTGCGCTACAATATTTAAAGAACATCAATATGCTTATGTTACAGGTGGGGGTGATAGTTCAATCAGCGTATGGACTATGGCAACTGAAGTGTTTGTAACTGGGACGGGTACCGGTCAAACCGGTGATAGTAATTATCAATATGGTGTAAGTGCTTGGAGTGATGAAACATTAGGTTATTTTTGGGGTAGTTCAGGTCAAAAATTAACTTTTAGTACAGGCACAACTTTTACAATGGGTACAGCCAACGGCGTGCAAACTAACGGACAGCAAAAAGGTATCAGTAGTAAATGGGGCAAAGGTTATATGGGCAATGAAGGCACATATAACGAAGGTTATAACCTTAGGAGATATGTTTCTGCTACTGATTCGTATTGGACAGTGACTAAGCCAGTAGGTAACTCAGGTGAAGAAAATTTTGATATGGGTCAAAACTGGCAATACATGATGGG